AGATTCAACTGGCCAGCTGCTCCGTTGACCGAGCTACCTGCCACTAACCCGATTGATCCACCGGTACCAGTACCTACCCCATTGCCCGCATAACGATCACTTGAACCACCACTACCGTTAGGGGCGGAACCGGACCCGGCAATGAATGCCATGACGCCGCCGCTCACGCTGGTTCCCGTGGCATCCGCTTCTTCGATGAACGTCCCGTAAGGTGATACCGAGTTGGAGAGTGTTATCAGCCCAAGCTGATTATTGACGCACCCACTGCCATAATAGCCATTGCATGTCCCGGCTGCTACGCCCACACCTAGATCAGTGATTTGCGGTTGATTCGTCATGGAAACAACGGTTGCGCCGGTCGTCGGACTGACAGTGATATTGCCGGAACCGGTGACGCTGGAGACTGCGCCGCCGCCGCCGGAACCGCACGCCGCGCCCGCGTCCTCTAGCACCGTCGCGGCGTACCATTCGGCGCAGTCGCCGGGAGTGATGGTGCCGTGGGTGGTGACGGTGCCGGTGCCCCCAGACAGAATATAGGCTGGCCCACCCGGCGACCCGGACTGCCCCCACGCCAAACCGCAAGCCAAACTGCAAACCCCAAGCCATGCGATGCGTTTCATCGGTTCACCACGTTGAATTGCCGGAACGTCGCGGACACCGAACCCGAGCCAGAATTGAGCAGCACCCGCGCATAGGTCGGCGAGAAGAAGAAATTGGTCTGCGAGGACGCCGTCGCGTTCACCACATTGGTATCATTCGTCGCCAGCCACGTCATCGCCGACGGCAAAACCGGCGTCCCCCACGGCTGGTCCGGATCGTCGTTGCTCACTTGCACGGTGTAGTTCACCGTTCCCGTGACGTTGCACTGGACCGAGCATTCGCCGTCGGCCCATTCGTCCAGGCGCACCCACGGGGTTGAGCCAATGCCGTTCGTGCCGACCGTCACCGCGGCCGTCGGCGCAGCAGACAAGCCAATCTTGGTGATGGTGGCGTAGTCCAAGGCGGAATACGTCGCGGTCGATACTGTGAACGACTCCGTTTGCGGCGTGCCGGCGGCCGATGTCCCCGTCAGCGTGAAGGTCGTCGTCGTGTCGGCCGTCGTGATGAGCACGCGCTGCGGGGTCGCCAGCGTCGCGACGCCGTTAGAGGCCAGTGCGCCGTTGATCGCCATCTCGGCGGTGTAGCGGACGTATTGCGTGCCGGTCAGCGTGTTGCTGCCCGCGACGACGGCGGTGCCGCCTGGCGATTGCGATACCTCAAAGGCGGAGGTTGATAAGCCGGTTGATATGACGTAGTACGCCAGATTGGTGATAAACCCCGTCGGCAGCGTGCCCGCGTCGTTGGTCCCCGCGCCGCCGATCTTGTGGAAAAACACCTTTTGGCCGGCGACGAAAGTGTTGGCGCCGGTGATGGAGGCCGAGCTCGCAGTGAAGGTGATCTGCGTCATGCCCGTCACGCCGCCGGGGGATTGCGACAGGCAGATGCTGTTCGCGGATGAGTTCAATGAGGGGCCGATGGAAACGGTTTGCGGGCGCATGTGTTACCTCAAATAAAAACGGGGACCACGATGGTCCCCGTCTCGTTTAGCCCAGAGACCGTGTCAGCGGCCTGATTAATCCATCGACTCCGACATTTCCTTGCGCCCCGGTGCTGGCTTGCCGCTGTGAGCGGATGACAGCGGGCTGAAGTTCGAGCCGGTGCGGCCGCCCGCTTTGCGCGGTTTGCGCCCCGCGTGCATCTTCGCTTTCTCGCCCTCGACCTTCATCGCGCCGCCGTGTTTGCGCTTGGCGCGGCCGCCGGACTTGCGCTCTTCGGCTTCTTTGCCGGTGCCTTCGTCGTCGGCGGTGTGATCTCGCGGCTTGTCTTTCTCATCGGCTTCCGCCATGTCGACGCCGCCGGTTGAGCCGCCGCCTTTCTTTGCCGTCCGTCCTTTCATATCGAATTGCTCCGCTAACTTGCGAGGTTGATCATGGGCACCCACTCAACCGTGAGCGTGCCGACGCCGCCGCCGGTGCTGCCGGATAGCACGACGATTTGCACGTCCTGCGTGCCGACGTTGTCCCAGTTGCCGATCTGCGTAGCGTTCGCGCCGGGGCTGATTGAGATTGGCCCAAGCGTGCCCAAACCGCTGACGCCAGCGGATGTCGTGAACGCGGTTGCCGATGCGCCTGAGCCGACGCCCAAGGTTGTCGTGCCGGTCCATATGGTCGTCACCATCAGCGTCATGCGCAGGATTTGCGACTGTGCGGGCACGACGATCGGACACACGAACTGGCCCGCACTGCCGTTGTTGGTCGCCTGATTGATGACGCAGGACAGGGCCGTGAGGCCGTAGCCTGCATTCGCCGTGCCGCCAGCCGTCTCGGCCACGCCGTTCAGCGTGTTGCTGCCATCGCTCACCCACACGGGGCCAACCAGCACGGGGCCGGTGAACTGCGTGCCGGGTGTCGGCGGATTGCCATTGGTCTGCGTGAGCTGGCCACCCTTGATGTCGGGATAGGCGTTGCCGGTGCCGGGAAGGTATAAAGTCGTCATCGCTGCTTCTTACGACGTCGGGAAGTTGCCGTAGGCCGACCGCGGATTGAAATAGTTGAACGAGTACCGGCCATAGCATGTCACCAGGAGGTTCTGCGTGATGAAGTCCACCTGCATGTCGGTCTCGTAAGGCTTGCGGTTCATCATGGCCAAACCAGCGACGTTGGTCAGCACGAACCACGCGAAGTTCGACGTCAAGAAGTCCATGACCATGTAGCCTTCGGGAAGGCCGCCAGCCACAGAGAGGATAGCGTTCACGTCGTTGTCGGCGGTGCCGGGGCGAAGCTCGGTCTTGATGAGGCGAACCGCCGTCGGTTCCAATGCCGGCGGCACCAGCAATTTGCGGCCGCGCGAGAACATGCGAAGGCCGGCTTGGTCCTTGAACTGCGTCCGAATGTTGATGTTCGTGCTGAGCAGTGACGATTCGTTGAGGCCGATCTGCGTCATCGGCGTGTTGGCGTACGTGCCGCCGTCGATGGGATGTGCGGTCGAAAAATATGCCACGCCATCGCCGCCGACACTGGCGTTGTACGTGGTGCCCTGATTGAACACGTTCGCGGCGTAGATTTCCTGCGCCTGCGAATACGACTCCATCATGCCCAAATTCGACGGCGCGAACTGCGTCTTGTAGAGGTTGTCGTCAATCGCCTTGCGGGTGATGGCGAAACCGATGGCGATCTCCAAGTGCTCTTGGTTGAAAATGTACCGCTCACCGCTGTTGTTGTCGAACTTGATCTGGCCGCCTTCCGTTTTCAGGAACGGCAGCGGCAGGTAGCGCATCTCGGCGGTTCGTTCCAACGCCATGTTGGATTCGAACTTGGTGAAAACCTTGTCCCACTGGCGCGGAATCTGTTCGTACTTGCCTGTAAGGCCGCGCAGCCCTGGCAGCAGGAGGTCTTTGATCTGACTTAGATTGATTGCCATGACCTAGACTCCGCGCAACTGCTTGAACGTCATGTTGTTGAACCCGACGACGACGTTGTTGTACGCCGCCGTATAATCGTTGTTGTTGAACGTCTGGAACGGGTTGTTTCCGTCCGGCTCGTACCCTGGCAACGAAATGATCTTGAACGGCAGATACTGCGACGTACCGATCGTGTACTGGTCCAGAAAGAACGTGGACAAGCCATTCGCCGTGTTGCCGTTGACCTGCGAACCACCGCTGTTCAGGTAGCCGAAACTTGCGTTCGCGCCGATGTTGGCGAGGCCGACGGCGGTCGCAGTCGTGTTCGTGTTCGCGGTCTGCACGGTGAACTGCGCAAGCGGATCGGTGATGACGTACGCGGTGACGGCGGCCGCGGTGTTCGCGTCGCTGCCGGGGTAGTAGTTCGACCACACCGGGCGCTTCTGCGACACGGACAGGTACTTGCAGCCGTCGAAGATGCCGACAACGGGGACATAGACGGTGACCGTGCCGGAGCCGGTCGAGGTCGCCGATTCGGGGACGCCGGCCGCGGCAGCCATGACGGCCGTGGTCGTGGTCGATGAGGCGACGGTGTAATCGCCGTTGAGACCCGCGCCGCTGGTGACGGTCGAGCCTGAGATGGTGACGACGGAGCCCACCGGGGGCGCCCATGCGTTGGGCGAGCCGGGGACGCCGGTGGTCTGTGCGGTCAGCGTGACGGTGACGATGCCCGATGCGCTCGAGGCGATGCCGGTGGTGCCGACGGTGAGCACGACGGGCGCGTAGCCTTGCGTGACATAGCCGGTGGCGACGCCGGTGGTGCTGGCCGCTGGCATGACGGGATCGCCGCTGAAGATGGCGCCGGTGTTGCTGGAACTGACCGCGCGCTCAACCATTTCGTAGGACGGTGTGACGCCAGTGCCCTGCGCTTGCAGGAACCCCTGGGGACCGAAAGTATTGGCCATGGTCGGTGCTCAAGGTTCGCCGCCTGCCGCCGGGGAGGGACTTACCTATCAATCTGCCGCAAACGCGAGCACCGGGCCGCGTGGATGTCAAGACTTATAGCGCACTATTTTTTGGATTGCAAATTTTACAATCGACGTAGGCCCGTAAGGTGGGCCAGCCCATGGTAGAGGGACGGCTCGTATCGTGAGCCAGACGATCGGATCAGCCGTTTAGGAGGCCCCATGTCAGGGAAAAACGACCTCCGACTGGCGGGGTTTTGCGGGAGACAATGACCAAACCGCCGACACTCGCCGCCTTGTCGTGGACGAATATAGCAAGGGATAAGATGCGGCGCTATTCGGCTGAATTCGCGCGCCGCGACGAATGCGCAGGACCGGGAATGGAAACCGGGCTTCAGCCTATTTCGGTACTTCGATGGTCTCGTAGCTGCGCTTGATGCTCGCGAGCGGCGTGCCGTCGGACTTCTGGCGCGGTAGATGATTCAACGGCGTGCCGTACAGTTCGCGCTCCTTGTCGCCCAACTGCGTTTGCGCTTTCATTTTGTCACGCGCGCGGGACCGTAGCGTAATGATCATCGGCCGCTCCATCAACCGCTGGCCGCCCTTCTCGATGCACGCGCCGGGCCATTCAAACGGCATCATCTCGGGATGGCGTGAGCGCGGCACCGGTTCCCAGCCGCCGCCCTCGACGTTGGCCCACGCGGACGGATCTTCCTTGCCGACGACTTGGTACGGCCACCACTGATAATCCCAGCCGTCGGGGACGATCTTGCGGTCGAAATAGAACGGGTTCGAGGTGTCGATGTCGTCGGGCAGTTCGTTGCTGCCCCAGTGCGCTTCCAATTCGGCAACGCGACGGGCAGCTCGGGCGCGCGGATCTTCCTCAGGGACGGCCAAGCCTTGCGCGGGCGGCTTCAATTGCAGCGGGTTCTTCGGGTCCATTAATGCAAGTTCTCACGGTCGATGGCGGCTTTTTGCCGCAGATATTCCTGGAGGCTGATGCCGGCGATTTGCGCGCCCTCTTTCGCATCGGCGTATTGCTGCGGCGAGAGGCGCACGCTGTTCGCGGAGCCGCCGTTGCCGGTGCCGCTGCGGGACACGGGGGCGGCGGGGGCGGCGATCTGCCGACCGCCTGACTGGCGCTGCGGGGCGGTGTCGATGGCGACGGTGGGCTCCCCTTGCGGCTGGCGCAATCGCAGCGTCGTCTCGATCGCTTCGAAGTATTCGTCGGTGCCTTCGGCCAAGTCATCCGCAAGCGCCAAGTTGTGAGCCGCCGTCAGCTTCGTGTTGAGTTTTTTGTCGCGCACGTACTCGGGATGCGCGCGCACCCACGCCGCCGCCTTCGGTGCCAACGTGCGGGCGAACCGCTCGGCGGGGTCGTCGGCTTGCGGCACGCGCGGCGGTGGCGCCGTCTCAATGTGCTGTTTCGTCGCCTCCAACTGCGCGAGCTTCGCCGACTCTTGCGTCATCTGCCGGTTGATCTTGGCGGCTTGCGCGTGGTCGCCGGTGGCAAGCGCGGCGGCATAGGCGCTCTCGGCGGCATCGAGCGTTTGCGTCACCGACAAGATCGACGTGTTGATCAGGTGCAGCCGCGTGTCGCCCGCCTCCTTCTGCGCACTGACGGCGGTCTGCTCGGCGCTGGCGGCACGCGCTTCGGCGACGGCACGCGCGCGGTCGGCATCGGCTTTGGCCTTGCGTTCGTCGTCCAGTTGCTGCTTGAGCGCGGCAATGCCTTCGTCGGGAGACTTGCGCTTGCGGGGCTCTTTTGCGGGCTCGGGCGCGTCAGTGACTTCGATCTGTGGCTCAGGCTGATCCAGCCGCATGTTGGCGCGGTCGAGCGCGGGCTCCGGCGCGTCGTCCAAGGGAACTTCTATCGTGTCGGTGTCATTGGCCATGTCGGTTACCAGACGGCTGCGGGGTTCATGATCTTCGCCCGGATGTAATGCGGCTGCACCAGTCGGCACGGCACCGTGTCGTCGCGGTTCAGCGTGCCGCTCATGTTCACATCCAAGGCCCACGTATCCGACGGCCGAACGACCACCCAGTCGCCGACCGCGATGGGGATGCCGTACTTGATGCCGGTTTCGGACACGGCCTCGAAGCGGCACGCAGTGCCGTACTTGAGCACCAAGCCGACTTTGCCTTGGTATTTGTCCTCATCGAGGATGGGCTGCGTTTGGATGATGCCGCCGGGGGTTTTCTCGGGACGCTGGTAGATGGCGAGCAGAACTTCGTTGCTGGCGATCTCAAAGCCGGATACGTCGCCGATCTTGGCGAGGATTTGCTGCTTCGTGTCGAAATAGTTGGCGATCGTTTCGCGAATGGACTTGGTAGCGGCTGACAAGCGGTGACTCCTTCAGGTTGGCGAATCGTTCAATGATTTGTGCGCGGCGGGGATGAATTCCTCGAGGACCAAGCGCAGCGCGTGGTAGCCGGCGACGTTGCGGTCATAGGTGCGGATGTCGAGACCGCCGGCCACAAGGTTATTTTTCAGGCGCTCCATTTCCTCGCCGATGTGGATGGTCAGCGTGCGCTCGAAGGCGGTCATCCGTAGGCTTTGATTTTCTCAAGCCGCCCTTTGGCGCCGCCGCTGCCGTCGGTCAGTGGGTAGGCGCGACCGCCGGCCTTGCGCATCATCGGCGCGCCCGGTGGCGGTCCCATCGGTGGCGGTGCGCCTGCGGGTGGCCCCATCGCAGCCGGGGGCGGCGCGGGGATGCCACGCGGCGGCGGTGCCATGCCGGGCGGCGGCATTGCCGCTTGCGGCTTCGGCGGCGCGATGATGATGTTGACGTTCATGGCGCCCTTTTTGGCGCGGCCGCCACCAGCGCGAGCGATGCGCCCACCCTTCGGGCGCGTGCCGTCGTTGATGGCGCCGCCGGTGGCTTTGCCGACTCTGCCGCCACCGCACTTGGCGCATTGGCAGTCAGTGCCGTGGACTTTGCCGCCGTCCTTTCGGCCGGGTTTGCCGCCACGCAAATTCCATAGCTTTTTGTAGGCGCTGGCTTGGGCCGGCTGCGAGTTGTAAGGGTCGATACCCTGTTTCGCCGCCATCTTCATTGCCGACTGCGCAACCGTTTGCGCCATCCGTGACGACGGCTTTGCAGATGTCGGCGCGACGCCCGTCAGCGGCTCGTCGGTGTTGCGGCCACCGTCGGCACGGCCCCCCCGCTTGAACGGCCTCGCCATGCCGCCGCCCATTGCTTGTCCCGGGACCACGGCGCGCTGCGCGGGGGCTTGGCCGCCAGCCATCGGGCCGGAGCCTTGCATCTGCGACACATAGGGCGACGCATTGCCCATCATCGGGCCGCCCATGAACTTGTGGGCGCGGTCACGACTCGCGCGGCCATCGGTCGCAGCACCACCGCGCGCAAACCCGCCGTCGTGCTTCAAGCCGGGGCGCGATTCGTTGGCTGCCTTCACGTCGCGGTTGATAAACTCGCTGGCGGTCATGCCGCCCGCGGCACGCGGCTTGCGATCGGAGCGGGCCATCGCCTTGGCGCCGTCAACTTTGCCGCCGCTGCGATAGTTGGCGCGGGACAGGGGACGCATGCCGGTGGCGACCATGCCCAGTTCGGGGCCCGGGACTTTGTAGCCCGATGCGTCAACTGGCTTGCCTGGGTCATCGCCCAGGTAATGCTTCACACGGGACTGCTTGGAGCCGCGGGCGTCGGAGTAATCGTCGCTCATTTCGAGTCCTTAGCCGACTTGACAAGTCTGAATAAAGGTGGACACGCGGACAATATGCTCATTTGAGGTTTTTATCAATTTCGCTGCGGACTTTCACCGCTTTTTTTCCGGCATTGGTGGCCTTGGGCGCGCGGCTAACTTTCTTGCCACCATCCGGCCCGGTCGTCGTCTGCGGCTGCTCCACGAACTCTTTGGCCAAGCCGATCATGGTGTCGCGCTCCTTCGCTTCGCGGTCCAAGTCACGATTCCTATCCTCTACCGACGCCATCCGCTCCTTGAGAGCCACATCGCGGGCTCGCGTCTTCGCATCCAATACCGCGGCCTCGGCTTTGGCGACATCGAGCGGTGAGAGGGGTTCTGGCCCTGGCGCAGCCGCTGGGGAATCTCCTAACCCTGCCGTTTGCGCCTCGGCGTGCGCTTTCGCCGCCACACCCTGCGCCTGAATCATCTTCGCCTGCGCCTCGGTCGTTTTTGCCGCCGTCGCCTGCTGTTTGTCGGCCAATTCCGCCTGCGCTTGGATCAATTGCGGCGGTGGCGCGGCTTGCGCCTGCTTCGGCACCATGAATTCCTGCGGATTGGCCCAGCCCATACTCGCGAGCGCCGTCGTGCAGATCTTCACCGGGTCGAGCAGCGTCGGAAATTGGCCTTGGAGTTGGATCAGGCCCATGATTTTCATGAGTCGCTGGCCGGAACTCGACGTATTCGGGTCGGCTTGCGGCACCAGGTTGCAATTGGCGAGCGCCTGCGTGATTTTTGCCAAATCCCACGCCGTTTTCGTCTTGCATTTGCACAGCGCGCGCGGATTTTTCTTAAATTCGTCCAAAAGTAGCTGAAAAACGCGCGCAAACGACGAATACATGCGCTTGTGGACGGCGTCCATGACCTTGATGGCCTGCTCGATCATCGCCAACGTGGTGCCGACGGGTACATCGGCGCGGCCTTCGCCGACTTGCACCTCGGCAGTGCCGCCGATACGCCTGCCGGTCTCGACGATTTCCTGAATGAGGGACATTAGCGGCGGCATTTGGCCCGTGTTGTACGGCAGCGGCATCGCAAAGTCGCGGATCGCCATGCCGCCGGTCTCGATTTGCGCCGAGCCGCCCGGGGGCACGCGGAAAATGTTCGTGTTTTGGCGGCTGCTGGCCTTGCCGGTCAGAAAGCCGGGAAAGCAGGCGAACATGCCGTTGTCGAGCATCAGTCGCCAGCCGGCCGTCGCGGCATTCGCGGTGTTGCCGAGGATGTGGAGCAGGCCGATATCGTAAAACCCCGGCCCCGGCGCGAACGGGAACTTGACGAAAACGGTTTTCGCCGTCGGCAGGTCGTCATCCTCGGGCTCATCGAAGTTGCGCACGATCGCCAGCGCCTTGCGGTCGGACAGATCGATGGTGACGCGGTACGGAATCGGCAGGCCGGTGATCTTGCCGTGCTGCTTGTGTTCGTAGCCGGGGATGTCGAGCTCGCAATAGCACTCGTAAATGGTGCGCTCTTGGTCCTTCGGGTTGAGCAAGCCGGCGGCGCGCAGGCCCTGCTGCTCCTTCTGCGCCTCCTTGAGGGCGTCGGGGTCGGGCGCGATGGCTGGCCCCAAGGTGA